TAGTGGATCGTTTTGGCATGAAGTTGCGCGAATCTGCGCAGATTAATACTAGCACCGCTGGTACTGCCTCTTCTGCGACCACGGATAACGCTGGCTATGCTGTAGGCGCAACCGTGCTTACGCTGGCTTCTGCGGGAACTGGTACTATCGTAGCAGGGGATGTCCTTACTTTCGCTGGTGACACTAACCAGTACGTTGTGACATCTGGCGATACAGACGTATCTGACGGCGGCACAATTACTTTGGCGGCACCTGGGTTGCGTGTAGCAATGTCAGCAGCTACTAAGGCCATTACAGTCGTTGCGGCAGCAGCACGTAATATGTGTTTCGCTCGCTCTGCATTGGTTCTGGCGGCTCGCGCTCCTGCGCTTCCATCGGAAGGTGATAACGCAAGCGACCGCATGCTGATTACTGACCCGCGAAGCGGCCTTACTATGGAATTCTCCATGTATAAAGGCTACAGAAAAGTGCGCTACGAAGTTGGTTTGGCTTGGGGTGTTTCTAACATCAAGCCTGAGCATACAGCTTTGCTACTTGGTTAGAAGTTTTAACCGCATAGCCCTTAAAATAATAGGGCTATGTATTAAAACTTTTATTCAACAACTAGCGGAGGAAATAGTATGTCAATAGAAAAAGTACCTGTAGTTACAATTTTAACCGATAACGGCCCGGTAGAAATTAACAAATCTGATTACGACAAAGATAAGCACGAGATTACCAAAGAAACCAAGCAGCCAGAATTCGATCTAGCGAAAGAAGAGGCCGCAGCTTACAAAGAAGACGCTAAGCGGAGTAAACCGGCTATCAAGAAGGCACCAAGCGCGAGCAAACCTAAAAAATAAAAACAACACGTTAACCTAAAAGGGGCGGGCCTAAAGCCTAGCCCCTTTTTTTATTTCAGGATTAAAAGATTATGGCGCTAACAGTAGAAGACGGCAGCGAAGTTGCAGGAGCGGATAGCTACGAAACAAGAGCAAATTTTATAGCGTGGGCGCTTAAGCGTGGTTATACCATAGCAGACGACGCGGTAGCAGATGGATATATGGTCAAGGCTTTCGACTTTATACGAGGCCTAGAACATTGTCTATTAGGGCATTTGATGACAAAAACGCAGACAGGCGCATACCCCCGTTATAGCCTTTATATTAACGGGTTTGTTTATGCAAATGACGAAATACCGCAGGTGGTAAAGGATTGGCAGTTTAGCTTGGCTCTTGACATTAATAACGGCATAGACATATATAACCCGAAGCCATCTGCTAGCGTTGCTGTTAAGCGCGTTAGGGTGGAGGGTGCGGTAGAGAAAGAATTTGCAGTAAGCGACCAAAGCAACACTGTTTACCAGTCACTAAGCCAAACCCTGCAGGCGCAATTGTGCCGATCTAGCGGGCTGGGCGTTTCTATTTCAATGGGCTAGATTATGGCAGATGCTTTTTACAATGATATTGCTACAATTGCGCGAGAGCTTTTGGAAGAGTTTGGCGCAACTTGGAGCATCACCAGAACAACTGGCGAAGACATAGACGACGTTACGGGAGCGGTGACTCCTGGCAGCGATACCGTTTACACACCAAAAGGCGTTCTTACTAATTATAATAATAACCAGATAGGACAAGGCCTAATACAAGCGGGCGACAGGCTTTTAATTCTTGATGATACCGTTGAGCCTTTATTAGACGATAAACCGACAATAGGTGGGCAAGCATGGAATGTAATATCTGTAGAGATATCAGAGCCAGCCGGGGTTCCTTTGATTTATAAGGTGCAAGTCCGTGGCTAACGTAACTATAGACCAATTTATAAGCGAAACCACAAAGGCTATAGGCGGCGCAGCAAAGGCAATTAAGTTAGAAGTTTTTGCGGGTGTGATTGATGACACTCGCGTAGATTTCGGACGACTAAAGGGCAACTGGCAGACGACCACGGGCAGGGCAGCGAGCGGCGAAGTAGAAAACGAAGACAAAAGCGGTAGCGGCGTAAAGGCTGTAATGGAAGCAACTATAACGGAAGATGGAGTAGACTACCTTTCTAACAATCTGGATTACGCGCCAATGTGGGAAGAAAAAGACGGCATGATAGCTAGAAACCTTGCCAGGGTAGAAACCATCGTAAGAAGGACTAAAAAATAATGAGTCAATTAAAAATAGATCAAGCTTTTATTACTGCGTGGAAAACCACAAATAGCGAATTCAGCTTGCCAACTGCTTACGAAAATAAGCATTACAAGCCGACGCAAGAAACAGCCTATGCTGAAATATTTATGCTGCCCAATGATTCCGAAGCATTAAGCCTTGCGGATAGTGATGAAACTAGCGGTATTTTTAGAGTAATCTTAAGATACCCTGTAGGTAAAGGCGCTTTTGCCGCTAAAAATAAAGCGCAGGAGATTATAAACGCTTTCCCAATTGGAACAGATGTTCCATATTCCGGGCAATCTGTTATAATCACCAAGACTTCACGCCAAAAAGGCGTAAACGAGGACGGCTGGTATAAAATAGTCGTTTCTATTCAATACTTTGCAATTATAACGAGGGTTTAACCATGCCAGACGCAGCACAAACATTAGTAGATAGTGTAATAGCTATTTCCGCTGGACTACCAGCTACAGACGACGCGAGCGGATACGGCGCGTTGACTTTCACCAACCTGGGCCAAGTGACAAACTGGACACCGGGCGGGCGACTTTATGCAATGACGCCTAGCAATCCAATTGCACAGCGGAATACTGATTTTTACAAAGCGACGTATAACAACGGCGTAGACAATATTGTAATGAATCGAGACGATGACGACGCAGGGCAGGTTATTGCTCTTACTGCGGAAGGCTCAGACGCTCAGTTCTCCTTTTCGGTTACATACCAAGACGGAACTATTGATTATTTCCAAGGTAAAGTGCCTAGCTACATTACAGGAGCGGGTGACGCTAATGCAATCGTATCCGCTACGTTGAATGTGCAGCGAGTTACTAACACAGTAGTAGCATAAACCACGCTCAAACGCGCCCTTTAACCGGGGCGCTTTCTTTAGTTTTTTAATTGTAGGAGTTTAAAATTATGTCAAAGAAAGAAACAAGCACCATTGATTTTGGAACGTTTGATCTAGCGGCGGAAGCGGCTAAGGGTATCGACGTTGTTATGATCGATGAACGAACAAAACAACCTTTTATCGGATCCGATGGCAAAGAAATTGTAATTACAATTCAAGGCATGGACTCCGATAAGTGGCAAGACACGGCTAAGAAAATCGGAGAGCGCAACACCGCGAAGTATAAGCGCAGGGGCGTCCCTGGCGATGTAGTAGAGGACAATCTAAAAGAGGTCTTAGCCACTGTCACTCTGCACTGGTCTAATAATATCCCTTTTGGTGGTGAGACATTAACCTGCACTTATGATAATTGCTTAAAGCTGTATAAGATGCCTAACGCTTTTGCTGAGCAACTTATAGCGGCTGGCACTACGAGAGCCAGCTTAAAAAAGGCATAAGGCTAGAGCTTGAACTTTATGTAAAGCAGAGAGCATGGTTAGAAACCAAAGCCCCTAACGCAGAAAAAGTTAGGGGCGCTGATCTGGAGGAAATAGAGTTACCACCAATTGAGCCTAGCGAGTACCTTATAGATTTGCTCTATCGTATTGGCCCTACAAAATTTACTTGGTCAGATATAGATGGGTGGGTTAATAGAACGAAAGTCCAACTATCAGGATGGGAAGCGGAGACCATAAAACAGCTTGGAGATATTTATACTTATGCTGCGGAGGAATACAGCGAAAAGAAAGTAGATGCGCCCTACATGCCCGATAAAATGCAACGGGCTTCACTTGAAGACAATATTAAAGATATTCTTAGAAGGCCCGTGGTTTAATGACAGATTTTGCAACATTAGTAATTAAAGCCGATTCCAGCCAAGTTAGGGCCGCTACTGGCGACCTTGATAAAATGGGCAAGTCTACGGGCTTGCTTACCGGGGCTATGCGTACTTTGTTGCCCGCCCTAACAGCCGTTCTATCCGTTCGCGCTCTGGGCAAGATGGCGGAAGAAGCCAGAGAGTTTGGCGCTGCAGTCGGCGAAGTATCCACGCTGCTGGACGACCTGGATCAAATGCCGCGTATAGAGCGCGAGGCTAAAGCCCTTGCTGCTACTTTTGGCGGCTCACCTACTGCACAAGTTAACGCTTTCTATCAGGCTATATCAGCCGGTGCAGAAAACGCAGAAGAGGCGACTTCCATATTGACCACGGCTAATAAGCTTGCCGTGGGCGGTGTTACTGATATTGGTACAGCCGTGGACGGTCTTACAACTATTGTAAATTCTTTCGGACTCGAGGCAACGGATTCTACCGCTGTTAGTGACGCCATGTTTGTTGCTATGCGGGCCGGTAAAACCACAATAGAACAGCTTTCTTCCGGTATCGGCAAGGTCGCCACCCTGGCGTCAACCGCTGGAATAAGCTTCGAGGAATTACTCGGCTCAACAGCGACCCTTACCAAGGGCGGTATAGAGACAGCCGAGGCATTTACCGGGCTAAAAGCTGTGATAGCTGGAATATCTGTTCCAAGTGAAAAAGCAAAAAAAGCCGCCGATGAGTTGGGGGTTGGTTTTGATTTCGCCTCTCTACAATCAAAAGGATTAAAGGGATTTCTTGACGACTTAACGGAGTCTACCGGCGGCAACGAAGAGGAAATGTTGAAGCTGTTCGGAAGCATGGAGGCCGTCAACACGGTCTTTGCTTTGACTGGCGCAGGCGCAGAAGACTTTACCGACATAATGGCTTCGATGAACCGCAAGACCGGGCAAACAGACAAAGCTTTCGGCAAAATTGCCGAAACAATGGATTTTAAGCTTGAGAAAATCAAAGGCAAGGTAGACGCTACACGCATTGTTATAGGCGAGTTCTTGTTAGGCCTTGCA